CCAGCGTTATACTTACGCACAAGGCGAGGCAATGGGCCAGGAAATCACGGCCCCATTCATTAGATGTTTAGCCACTGAGGAATCACAGGCTGGCAACACGTATGACAACGTATATTATAATTTGACAGAGGGCCCACTAGCCCACACACTGCCCAGAGATGCAGCAGGACTAACTAGAATTTATTTACCAGGTGGCGGCGAGATAGTCCCTAGCACCGCTAGCAGTTCCTCCAAAGATGGGGGTAAAGAAACGTTTGCCGTAATGGATGAAACGCACCTGTACACCAGGCCAGACCTAAAACGTATGTACGCCACAGTCAGACGTAACCTGGCAAAGCGTAAAGGCGCAGAGCCCTGGTCCCTAGAAACCAGCACAATGTATTTGCCAGGTGAGAATTCCGTAGCTGAGGAAACGCATGACCTGGCTAAAAAGATTTTAGAGGGTAAGACCAAACGCCAGCGGTTGTTATTTGACCACAGGCAGGCAGACCCAGATACAGACCTGGCTAATGAGGATGAACTAAGGGCAGGCCTAAAAGAAACCTATGGGCCGTTTGCAGAGGGAACTAAGGGCAGGCCTAAAAGAAACCTATGGGCCGTTTGCAGAGGTTATGGATATTGACCGCCTAATATCTGAGATTTTTGACCCACGCAATGACCCACAAGACAGCCGCCGTTACTATTTCAACCAGCCAACTAGCAGCAAAGATGCGTGGCTATCCGCACCAGAGTGGAACGCTTGCCACAGCACAAAGGCCGTAGAAAAGGGTGAGGAAATTACCCTGGGCTTTGATGGCTCACGTAAGCGTAGCCGTGGCGTTACAGATGCTACTGCCCTAATTGGATGCAGGGTATCTGACGGGCATTTGTTTGAGATTAGAGTGTGGGAACAACCAGAGGGGCCAGCAGGTGAGGGCTGGGAAATCCCTACAGCAGAGGTGGACCATGAGGTACGCCAGGCATTTGAAACTTACAAGGTAGTAGGTATGTTTGCAGACCCAGCTAAGTGGGAAAGCTACATAGCCGTGTGGGAATCAGAGTACGGTAAAAAGCTAAAAGTAAAATCTAGTCAGCAGCACCCAATACAGTGGTGGATGACAGGAAACCGTAGCTACTTAGTAGTAAGAGCATTAGAGCAATTTCAGAACGCAGTGCTAGACCGTGAGGTATCACATGAGGGTTTGGCACTTACCAGGCACGTGCTAAATGCACGCCGTAGAATTGGGCGCAGTGGTGTTAGCATTGCTAAAGAGCATCCTGATAGTCCAAACAAGATAGATGCAGCCGTGGCCGCCGTGTTGGCGTTTCAGTGCAGGCTACAGGCCCTAAGCAAGGGCGAAGCCACTAAATCCACATTTGTGCCACGCCGTATTAGATAGGAATAATTTACATGGCTACACAGCTAACCAGCGGCCAGCAGATGATGCTAAAAAAGCTCGCCAAAGAGCAAATGCACCTAAACGAGTTAGAGCGATACTATAACGGTGATGCACCACTGCCAGAGGGCGCAGAGGGACAGAGTAGAGCGTACCGCCGTTTTCAGCGCAAGTCACGTTTGAATATGGCGCAGCTTGCGGTGTCTGCCGTACGTGAGCGCATGAAAATTGCTGGCTTTAGAACTGGCGCAGAGGATGATGAAAATGGTGACCAGGTAGCACGCAGGGCCTGGAAATCAAACAAGCTTGATGTGCTTAGTGCAGATTTGCATACTTCATTTCTAAAGTTTGGTAAAGCTTATGCCATTGTTGGTTTCCCAGAGGGCAGAGAATACCCACTAGTTACTGTGGAAGATTGCAGGCAGGTTTATTGCCTAACCAGCGCAGAGGATGACACCAACGTAGAGGCGGCGGTAAAAGTCTTTACTGATTATGGTATGCACTACGCCTATTTTTATTATGCAGATGAGATGCAGGTATTTGTAAAGAAAACAGACACCAGCATTTTTGACAAGTTTACTAACGCAGATGAGCGTGGTGAGTATGAGCCGTTTCTAGACATTATTGACAGAATCAACCACATGATTTTGCAGAGGCTAATTATTGCTACCACCCAGGCGTTTAAGCAAAAGTACATAAAGGGTGACTTTCCCACGCATGACCCTGACGGTAATGAGATTGACTATAACGGTTTGTTTGAGTCTGCACCTGGTGCTATGTGGATGCTACCACCAGATGCTGATATTGGCGAAATGGACCAGACCAGTATGCAGGACATTCTTACCGCAGTGCGTGCAGATATACAGGACTTTGCTGCAGTGACCCGTACGCCTATGCACTACCTAAGCCCAGACGGTGCTAACCAGAGTGCAGAGGGTGCAGCACTTGCACGTGAGGGTTTAGTATTCAAAACTGAGGATAGAATAAACAGGGCTACAGTTGGCTGGTCTAAAGTTATGTCACTTATGTTTAAATACATGGGGGACCAGGAAAGAGCGCAGCTACTAGACCTAGAGCCTATTTGGAAGCCAGCAGAACGTTACAGCCTATCTGAGCGTGCAGATGCAAATACTAAGTTCCAAGATATTCCATTCCGCAGCCGCATGAGCATGATTGGACAGTTTACCCCAGCAGAGGTAGCTGAAATGGAATCAGAGCGTGCCAGTGAGCAACTACTAACCAGCGCACTAGGCGGCCAGACAGCAGACGGTGAAACCATTGAGCCCGTACAAGAGGTAACGCTAAAGGAACAAGCAGAGGCATTGGGCGCATTTATTAGGGCTGGTGTAGAGCCAGACAGCGCAGCAGAGTTAGTAGGCCTGGGCGAAAACCTAGAGTTTATTGATGCACTGCCAGTAACCCTAAAGCCTAACAAGGTTATTGATGCAGAAGTAGATAACGCTTAGGACCAGGACTATGACGGTTAGACAGGACCTAACTGCAGCCAACGGTAGAATTAGTAACGCACTAGTTACCAGGGCTGGGGCGCTTGCTAGCCAAAGCTTTAGAAACTTAGGCAGCTGGCGAGATGATGACATTGACCGCTACCTAAAGCAGATTGGGCCAGCACTGACTGGCGTAAAGCGTGAGGCAGCTAAAAGCACCATAGCGTTTTACAAGTCAATGGCAGACCTAACTGGCCAGGACTTTAGACAGCCTGTAATCAACGCATCAGATTTGGCTACAAAAACACTACGTAACGGTGTAGACACTAGCGTGGTTTACCGTAGGCCGTTTGTAGATATGCGTACAGCATTGTCTAAAGGGTCTACAATGACTTATGCTATTGAGGCTGGTGCTAGGCGTGCTAACTATTTGGCAAGCACAGAGGTGCAGCTAGCTAAGCGTGGGGCAGGCCTAAAAGCCAGGCGTGAAAATGACAACATTGTAGGTTACGTTCGCACACTAACAGGCTTTGAAAATTGCGGCCTATGTTATGTAGCCAGCACGCAGCGTTACACACGTGGTGACTTGTTGCCTATTCACCCAGGTTGTGACTGTGGTGAAATGCCTATCTACGGTGCCCAGGACCCAGGCCAGGTTATTGATGAGGTAAGACTAGATGCAGCGCATGAGAATGTGCGCAGACGGTTTGGTGTTTATGACCGTGGTGCACGGGAGCTGGACTACAGGCAAATAAGAATTACAGAACACGGCGAGATGGGCCCTATGCTGACTGTTAGAAAACAGCAGTTTACTGGCCCAGAATATGCCATTGGTCCACGCACAGAGCTAAATAAATTTTACCTGGATGATGGTATTGCTACTCAGTATGGTGATGAAGCACTAGAAATTTCAGCAAACCTAGATAGGGTAGCACGCAGCGTAGAGCCAAACATTACTGATAGTGTTACTGCAGCTGCTGCTGCTAACAATGCCACATTAGAGGGTTTGAAATTTAGGCGTAAAACAAAAGAATCTTTGGCTAGAAAAATTACTAAAGAAGCTGCTGAAAAGACTGTAACGCTGCAGCAGGCTGCTGATGACATTGGTGATGCAGTTAGATACACAATGGTAAAAGACCCTGACAATTACGTAGAGATGGCACAAAACACTATTGCCCAATTTGAGGCAGAGGGCTACACGGTTGTAAAGGTAAAAAACTACTGGCAACCAAATAACGCTTATAAGGGAATAAACGTTAACTTTTTGGACCCAGATGGCTACAAGTTTGAGTTACAATTCCACACGCCACAGTCATTTACAGTAAAAGAGCCTAGCCACCAACTTTATAATCAAAGCCGTAAGATAGCAGATGGCCCAGAGCGTAGCGCATTGCAAGAAGAATCTCGCAGATTGTGGGATACTGTAGATGTGCCAGCTAACGTGGATGGCATTGGTACGCCTACCATACAGTAGATTGGACTAACTTGAATAGGGTTATTTACTTTATATACGGTGCAGGGGACAACCCACAGCCGTTAGACCTGGGCACAGTAATGTATGCCAGAGTCTTTACAGGTGAGTATGCCTATAAAGATTACAAATGGGACACAACAGATGAGGCCTGGGTAGATAGTGATTATCTAGGCTACCTGACTACAACAGGCTCACCTGATTTGGACAACGTAGACCCAGATGATTTACCAGCACTAATTACTAAATTTTGATTGCTTGAATAAAGCAGTTCACATTTTTCAGCAAACCGCTGATTAGTTCGCAACGAACGCAACCACCTAATCCGAAATGGAGATTGAAGATGGCAGAAGAAACAACAGAAACCACAGAGCAAGTAGAGGAAACCACTGAGGCGCAAACCACAGAGGAATCCACCGCAGAATCCGAAATGGAAAAACTGCAGGCAGAACTTGATAAGTGGAAGTCTATGAGCCGTAAGAATGAACAAACCGCAAAGGCAAATGCCCAGGCGGCTAAAGAGCTAGAGGAAATCAAAAAGAGCCAGCTGACTGACCAGGAAAAGCTAATTGAGCAAACTAAAGAGGAAACTGCTACAGCAGTGCGCAAAGAGTTTGCAGGCAAATTAGTTGATGCTGAGTTGAAAGGCCAGCTGCAAGGCAGAGCCCTAAAGGGTGATGCAGTCCTAAGCTTTGACAAAAATGCTTTTATTACTGAAAGCGGTGACATAGACACAGAGGCCATTCAGCAATGGGTGGAAGCGAATAGCAACCAAACGGACACACCAGCCCCAGATTTGGGACAGGGTGCCCGTGGCACAAATCCCGCAAAAGCTCAGATACGCAGTAGAGATGAGCTATCAAATATGACCCCAGCAGAAATCCTAAACGCACGCCAAGATGGCAGGCTGGATTATCTGATGGGAAAACAGTAAGGAAAAA